TCAAGCGGCTTCGGCGACGTATCTTTCAAAGAGCGATCCGGACGTTTCAAAGCCTAAAATCTCGCGCGGGTAATTGTTGATCCACGTTTCGACGCGCTGAATATACGCGGCGGTTACTTTCCGGAAGTCCGTTCCTTTCGGCAAGAACCGCCGTATCATTTTGTTTATGTTCTCATTCGTGCCGCGTTCGTATGCGCTGTACGGGTGGCAATAGTAAACCTTCGTGCGCTTCCGGTCTTTGCCGTAGACGGATTTTTCAATTCCGGCGCAATCCATGAATTCCGATCCGTTGTCAAACGTAATGCTTTTGAATATCTGTGAAAACTTCTTCCCGAAGCGGCGTTCTAATTTGTTCAGCGCCGTCACGACGCTGGCGGCGGTCTGATCCGGCATTTTGATAATAATTTCGTTCCGCGTCAAGCGCTCCGAAAGAACGAACAAGGTTTCCTTCGTCCGCTTCTTCCCGCATACGCAATCGCCTTCCCAATGTCCGAAGGTCTGCCGATCGTTGATTTCCTGCGGGCGTTCTTCTATGCTTTCGCCCTGCGGCGCGCGGGCGGCTTTCTTCCGCTCCACCTTGTCATACTTCCGCTTCCGCTCCCCGTGTTCCGGCAAGCTCTCGCGGCTGATCCCGTAGAATATACCCTTGTCGATGTAATTATAGATCGTCTTTTCGCTGATCTCCGTTTTGAAGGTCAGCCCCAGCCGCTTGATTTCTCCGACGACGGCGGCGGGGGAATAGCCTTCTTCGCCGATCTTCTTTTCGATGAAGGCGGATAATTCGTAATCGTTGCCGATCTTCAATTCGCCGCCTTTGGCTTTTAGGTTCTCTTCATAGCGCTGTTGCGCGATCTCCGGCGAATAGCGTTCTTCGGTCGTCAAGTCGGAATTCAAATGCGTATAGCGTCCACGCTTCAACTCCCTGTATATCGTTGTATTGTGGACGTGCAGACGGTCGGCAATCGCGCACGGCTTCAAGCCCTCTTTCAAGCCTTTTTCGATTTTTAGGCGGTCTGTCCATGTTAAGTGTTTGTGCATTCTTCCTTCCTCCAGCTTCCGAATATGGCAAAAGGGCGGCATTTCTGCCGCCCTTCGCCCTCTCTGATTATCTGCTTGTGATATGCAATTCGCTTTTAAGCGCCGCTTGCAGGACGGCGGAAAAATTCACGCCAGCCCGCTCCGCTTCAAAGTTAAGCCATGAAGGAATGGTGCAATTCTTCTTCACGACGCGCATATCGTTCTTTCTGCGGTACTCCGCGAAATCAACGTCAACCAGCGAAACGATCGCGCCGGACGGCGCTTCGGCTTGTGCGCTTGCAATGCTCGACGCTTCCGGCAATGCTTCGCCGTCGTCCTGCATATCAATTCCCATAAGCCCGATTGCGTCCCGCGCCATCTCGATCGCGTCCGGAACGTCCTTGCCCTGCGTATTGATATTGAAATCGGGGACAAATACCACGATGAACTCTTTTCCCTGCGTCATAACGATGGGATATGCGTTTTTCATTCTGAATACCTCCTTGAAACTGTGCTATATATTATCGCCAAGGGCGGCGGGCTTATTTCAGCCCGCGCCGCTTGATGATTGCTTTTGCTAACTCTTCGTCGGTTTCTCTGTGCCTTACGACGCTTTCCCTTTGACCGTCCTTCACGTATATGTCGTGGTTCGCGCCGTGCCGCTTGAACTTCCAGCCGTTTCGTTCTAAAAGCTCGATAAGGTCTTTTGTTTTCATCTGCTGTCCTCCTTACATTTACTATTATACGCCTTCAATGCGTATATGTCAATAGGTTTTGAGAAAAAAATACGTATTTTATGCGCCTATAAAAGATAAGCGGCGACGGGATCACCCCGCCGCCGTTATTCGTCTATACCTAAAAGCCAATTTACCGAAACGCCCAGCACTTCCGCAAATATCTTCAATTCAAAGTCGGATACGAAGCGCGTACCGATTTCAATTCGGCTTATGCTGTCCCGCTCCATGTTGATCCCTTTCAACTGTATTTGTGCGGCTAAATCCTCTTGACGTAGCCGCCGGACGACGCGCGCTTCGCGCAATCGGTCGCCGCAAATGTTCTTTTTGCCGTTGTAATCATATATCTTCATTGCCGCCGCGTTCCCTCTTCATTCTGATTATTTGCAAACGGTGTGTAAATATTCCGCTTTATTCTTGATTTTAGCGCATGACGGGCGTATAATTGTGTTAAAGGTCAGAATGGGCGAATTCTGCCTTGAAAATTTACATTTAAGAAGGGGGATTTGCTCTAATGTTCGTCAGCTTTACAAAAACATTGAAGAAGATGTCCGGTTTCCGGCTGGGCTTCGGTGTGCGTGTGAATAAGCGAAACGCGCCGTTGTGGTGCTTCGCTATGCTCTTCGCCGGAATGTTCTATTTGATGTGGTATATGATTATCGGCGCGGGCTGGTGTCTGTACTTCTTCTTGTGGGCGTTTTACAAGATTTATTACTATCTATTCAAGGGAATTGCGGTCGGCTGTAAGAAGCTGTATCAACTCATTAAAGGGAAAACCGCCGCGCCGTCGGAAGCGTCGGTCGAACCGCCGAAGGAATGAACCAAACAAAAAAATCCCCCGTGCAAGGCTCGAAAGCCCGCACGGGGGATTGTTCTTTATGCGGCGGAAGGCTGAAAGGGGAAGCGCGATCCGCCGCGCGGTCAATTACTCTTTGTTGCTGTCGGTATCCGCCGGAATGCCGGAAATAGTGAAGTAGTCCGGAAGATTAAAGACGGCGGCTTCGATCAGTTTATCCAGCGTTTCCGCGTCGATCTTGAAGCCCTTGCTATTCAGAAATTCAACAACGTATGCTTTCTTCTCTGCGCCCCTGCCGCTTCCGGTGTAAAGCTGTTCGGCGGCTTCGACGGCAACCGTTACCCACATTTTGATTTTCTCAAACTGTGCGGCGGTCGTCTTGCTTCTGATCCACGGGATCACGAAGGCGGTAATAATAGCCGCGATAAGAGCGATCACGGCGTTTGCAATGCTGGTAAGATCAATAGTCATTGTTTGTATCCTCGCTTTCTGTTATGTCGATTTTTTCTTTTTTCTTGATCCTGCCGACGATTACTTCGGCAAGACGCTTCATCATCATTACGCCGCATTCAATCACGACGGCGCGGAAATACCATTCGATCAGAACGGTTTGTTCCTGCCGCGTGATAAGGAATGAAACGTACTGCGCGACGATGAAAGCCGCCGTTGTAATTGCGATCACAATAACGGCTTTCGTTGCGAAGCGTTCGTCAGCCTTGAAGAAGCGGCGCTTCGCCACCCGCTTCCCGCTCGAAGATTTGATTTTCATTGCGTCCCCCTTTCACATAGCGCAATTAACGCACGGCGCGCGTTGTGTAACGCATACCGTGCGTTGTGCGTGTGTTAAACAAGCGTTAGATCATCGACGTTCACCGCCGCGACAACCGTTCCGCCGTAGGTAATCACGGCGCGCTTTCCGGAAAGCTCTTTGACGATGTGATCGCGGGAATAGACGAAGGAAGCAAGGCTTCCGCCGGAATAGGTTTTCGCGCCCGCTTTCACGCGCACTTTGCTTCCCGTTGTGATCTTCCGCTCCGATGTCCCGCCGGAAATGTCCTGCGCGTCCACCCAGCCGTACACGGTCGAACCGCCGCCGGACACTTTTACAAGGTGGTACTGGTGCTTTCCGCTCTTGTAAATCTGCGTGATCTTCGCTTTGCCCGCTTTGCAAGGCTTCCCGCTCGAAGCGTTCGCGCTTGTGTAATGTTTCGTTCCGATGAACTCGACAATATCGCCGACGGCATACCCCGCCACGGCATTGTCTTTTTTGCCCTCCGCCGTGCCGCCGGAAGTGTCGGTCTGCGCGCCTGTATAGTCGATATAAGGTAACTTCCCGTGCTTCCTCCATGTGCGCGCGTTGTAACCCGCCTTCTTGCCGATATTTGCAACGGCGGTACGGCGATACCTTCAAACTCACCCGCGATATAATACGGAAGGCGGTTTTCCCGCTCCGCCATGATTAACACTTCTTGCCGCCGTGCCGATACGGGCGGCTTTTGTTGTATTCGTGCTTTACCTCCAGCACGTTTTCAATGTCAATTCCGGCATACGCGCAATAATCAAGAACGCGAATAATCACGTCGGCAAGCTCTGCCGCGATCCCTTCGGGCTTCTTGCTCTGCGCGGAACAACGGGCGTTCGGATTTTCCGGATCGTAAGGGCGGCTTCCGCAATGCGCGCTTCCGTCCTCTTCGCAACAAACCCCGCCAGCGTTGCAAGGGAAATAAAGAAGCGGCTTCCCGTCGCGGTATTCCTCCAGCGCTTCGGATACCTCCGAATGAATAAGCGCCACGATCTCCGGAAACGTTCTTTCGCCTTCCCACCAGCCGTGTTCAACGGCGTTCTTGTGAACCTCTGCCGCAAACTCGTTAATTGTCATTGTCTTTACCCTCTCTTTCAATCGGTTTCTTTTGCAAAAGCGCAATCTCCGCAACGTTCGACAGTTTCGTTCGGATTATCAAGCGGGCATTCCCAGCCGCTTTCAACGTCCTGTTCCGTAAGCCCGCAAGCGTATTTCTGCGAATTCTTCGCTTCGATTTCCTCTGCGCGGCATTCGCACTTTTCGCCGCTGTCAAGATGTGCGCCGCAATGCGGGCATTCCTTATAACTTGTCGAAGAAGTCTTGCGGCGTACACCAGCACATATTTTTAGAGGATAGAAGCGCCGCGTCCATTCGTCCGCCACCTCGCTTTCCTCGACAACCTTGCCCGTGTCCGGATCGACGTTCAAGGAACATTGTTCCGGCTCTGTGAATGTGAAGCGGTCGCGGGCTTCGCGTTCCCTGCGTTCCTTTTCAGAAAGGGAAAATTCGCATTCCCGCGTTAAGCTCTGCAAGCTCTCCACGAACTGCTGATTGATAACGTCATAAGGCATAATCACCGCTTGAAGCAGGAAGCCCGCCTTCGCGACGATGTAGGGCGCTCCCTCCGCCGTGCGGCGTTCGTAAAGCTCCAGCACGTCCAGCACGTCAGCAACGGGCGAAAGATAGCGGCTTTCGATGAATACCAGCCCGCGCGTTGTGCGGATCGGCTTCAAGGTTCGTCCGGAATAGATGATCGAAATTCCTTCCCGCTCGACGTGCCTTTCCGTTTCGTCTGTGTCCTCGAAGCTGATACCCACCGGAACGCCCAGCGTTTTCACGAAGTAATTATTGCGGTCTTTCTCCGGAACGTCGAAGATCGTCAAAAGGCTTTCTTTGTCAAGCTGGGGAAGCCCGACAACCGGATAAACCGCCGATCCGTCGCCGATGTACTGCGTTAATATGTCGCCGTCGTCGCTGTACCGCTCGAAGATTGCAATATTCTTGTTCTTCTTGCAGATAGCGGCGATACTTTTAATCTTCATCTTCGCACCCCCACTTGATAGCCTGTCCGCATTGCCCGCAAAAAGCGTTTTCGTTTTCGTCTGCGTTGTGCAGATATTCACCGCTTCCGCAATTCGGGCAAGCCATAACGCCTTTGTCCCCGTCCGGATACGGTGAAGCGGGAATGTTGAGCGCGTCCGCGTCGTGCCGTTCCGCATTGTCCGAAATGTCAACGCGGGGAACGCGGATCGCCAGCGCGATTTGGCAACCGCAAATCGGGCAATCAACCGCCGAAAAGCGCGTCGGCGCTTTCGTCAGCATATCCGCCATAGAACGCGGTTCTTCCGCCGTGTAGATGTTTTCCCGCCACGGTGTGAAGCGATAGCCGCAAACGCGGCATTCTGTCTTTTTCTTGCTGAACATAATTGAATAGCTCCTTTCGTGTGATTTAATATTTACCGTAGACGCGGACGGCGGTTTTCCCGCCATGCGTCGCCGCCGATACGATAGCCGAAGGCATAAAGGAAACGCGCAAGAAGTCCCGCGCGGCGCGCTTCGCAAGCCGCCATGTAATCAACTTCGCGTTCGGCTCTTCCGCCGCCGTGTCGTCGATCGGATATTCGCAAATAAGCACGGTGTTTCCGAACGGGCGACGCGCCGGACGTTCCTTCATAAACTCTTTGTTGCCTTCCTTGCACTTGATAATTTCAAGCGCCTTCGGGAACTGCCAGCCGCTTTTGTTGTCCTTCATGTGTGCCGCTCCTTTCAATCTGTGTACGGGCTTTCAAGCGTCCAGCCGAAGCAATCCGTACTTTTCCATTCCGTCGTGAAGTGATTGCGCCGCCCGTCGCCCGTGAAGAAGCAGTATTCCGCCGGAAGCACCCGCCCGACGTTTTCTTCGCCGTCCCGCTCCGCGCGGTATCGTGTCAGCACGTCCGCCGCAAGAAGGGCGAATTCCTCTTTCACGGGATATTCGGGATCGTAGCCGCTGAACTGATAGGGCGCTTCGATAACCTCCAGCACCGTGTCGGGGAAGCGCGGATCGTCAACGCGGTTCAGAACGCACCACACAACCGCCGCTTGCTCCGTCGTAGAAGGAACGATCCCCGCTTCGCCGTAGATCAGCTTTGCAAGGGCTTCAACCTCCGCCACGTTCGGCACATATTCCGCCACCGTCCCGCTCGAAGGAAGAAGAACGGCGGTCGGCTGGTGTACCTCTTCAAGCGTTCCGGCGGTCGTGTCCTTCGGCTTGTCCGCCGCACCGCTCCCGCTCCACGGCATAAGCGCCGCAAGAAGGGCGGCAACGGTCAGCAATGCAACCGTAAGGGCGACGCGACGGCGAAGCATTGCCCGCCGCCGTCGTTGTGCCTGTATCCGCCGGGGCTTGTGTGCGCTGGCTGTCTGCTCGACTATGTAACCGCAAGGCACTTCGCAAATAAACTTCCCGTCCGCGTCTTGCAGGACGGCAAGCGCTCCGCGCGCCCGATCCGCCGTCATTGTTCCACCTCCGCCGCCGGAAGGGAAAGCCACCATTCCGGATTGTTCCGGAACTGCTCATTCGCGCAAGCGTCGCAATTCTCCGCCGTGCAGGAAGAGCAATAACGCTTCTGAAAAGCCGCGTCCCACGGCGCTTCAATGCAAGGAAGGGAACGAAGGAAGCCCGCCAGCGTGGGCTTGTCCTTCGTGATAGCGTCAAACGCTGTTCTTCTGTCGCTCATGGTGAATAGCTCCTTTCCCGCGTCAAAATGCGACGCGTATAATCTGCTTGCGGTCTGCTGTGCGATCAAGTGGGAAAAGCCCCCACGTCCCGTCGTCCCGCTTCTTGCAGTTTTCGGGGATATGTCCGCGAAAGCCGCCTTGCGTACCCAGCACGTTTCCGGAAGTCGTTACAATCCGGAATGCGCCCGAAACGCTGTCTTGAACCCACTTCGCCGCAACGCGCGTTCCGTCAAAAAGGCGAACGGCGCAAACGCTGTATAACTGCGTGTCGGTTTCGCTGTGGCGGAAAAGCGCCTTGAATGCGTTTTCGGCGTGAACCTCGACTTTTCCGGAAAGCTCATAATCTCTGAAATAGCTATCGAAGATCACATACTGAACGCGCGCGTCCCACGTTGCGCATTTCATCGGAAGCGGAAGCGCTCTGTATTCTTCCGCCGTCATTGCAGGATAGAAGCCCCGCTTTCCCTCGAAGCGCGCGTCGCCCGCTTCCGGCAAGAACCCCGCGTAAAGCTCGTTGTTAAACTGTGTCATATTGAATAGCTCCTTTCGTATTTCAGCAATTCGCGCCGCGTCGGTTTCCTCTGCGTCGGAAATTCTCTTGCACCGTCGCTTGTGCAAGATCGGCGCTGTACTTCGGGCGGGCGTAGCCGTCAAACTCTCCCGTATAGCCGCGCTTCAACTCTTCGTAGATAGCGGCGGCGCTCCTTTTCAGACGGGCGGCAATGTCAACAACGCGTTCACCCTCTGCATACATTCTTTCGATCTCGCGGCGCTGTTCCAGCGTCAAATAACTGTATCCGTTCAA